GCCAACAGTGTCAACCTGAACGTGTGCAAGAACAAGAGGACGGCACGGCTGCTGGACCAGACGTACTATCTGGACCCGGAGTTCGGGGCCATCCACGCATACCACGACGAGTTGGTTCCCGGTGGAGGAGAGTAGGGCGATGTGTTGGAAGTACGACAAGCGTGGCGTGCCCCATCTGAAGGACCACAAGTGGGAGAGGGTGGACACGCCGGATCGGTGGGAATGGGAGGAGTGCCGTGGGTGCGGCCAGTACCGTAGACAAGGATGACATAGCGAACGGCTTTGCCATGCTGTTCCGTGGGGGGAAGGTTGCGTTGGACAGCGGCGACGAGTTCAGGCCGTGGAGGTTGGACTCCGGTGGGTTTCAACCAGCAGACGGCAAGGACTGGCTGTCCATAGCGTACGACCACCTGTGGACGGGACCGTCAGTGGGGGTGTACCCGCTGGTGCTGCACGACGAGGAGTTCGACGTGTACTGGGGGTGCGTGGACTGGGACACGGGACCGGCAGAGTCGATGATTCACGCACGCAACGTACGGATGGCGTTGAAGCAGTTGGGTTTGGTCGGTTGGGTGGAGCGGTCGCGGTCCAAGGGGTTCCACCTGTGGGTGTTCTTCACTGATGCGGTCCCGGCTGTAGATGCGCGGCGTGGGCTGATCGGGGTGTGCGATCTGGTTGAGGCTCCCACGACCGAAGTAAATCCTAAACAAGTTGAACTTTCGGGACGTGGATGGGGGAATGGCGTTCGGCTCCCCTACGGACACCTCAGACAGCCCGGTGGTTACAACGAGATGACCAACCCCGAAGCCACCATCAGCATCCTGCCCGTCAACCACTTCGTACCCCAAGCAATGGAAACACGCATCACCCACGACGCGTGGAAGGCCGCCACAGCCCTCTGGAAGCGCCCTGAGCGCCCCGCAGCCCCCTTGGGGGTACCCAACCCCCGCAGCGGCCCTCTGGACGGCATGGCAGCCCTCATACGGCGACAGGGGCCACGCCCAGAACCAGACAAACCAGAAGGAGACAGATCCAAAGCCCTATTCAACCTCGCCTGCGCAATGGCCCGCCAACAATACAGCGAAACAGCAGCCATATACGAACTCAAAGCAGCCGACACAGACTGGGGAGGCAAGTTCAAGAGCCGACTAGACGGCGACCACCAGTTGATAGTCCTCGTCAAACGTGCCTATCAGGAGGTCTACGGCGCATGAACGTCTACACCATCGTCGTGGAACGACGCCCCAAAGTAAAAGCCCGACCCCGCCACACCAAAGGCGGCAAGGTCTTCACCCCAGCCAGCACCCTCAAAGAAGAAGACCACGTAGCAGAAGCATGGCGCAGCCAAGTAGGGGAAACGCTGACCGGCCCCGTAGAAATAGCAGTCGTCTACACCCCTGACGCCACCATCCTGCACGTCACAACCTCCCCGCACAACGCCAAGACGCTGCGAGGAGACTTGGACAACTACGTCAAACTCACCTTGGATGCCCTGAACGGTGTAGCGTGGGTGGACGACGGACAAGTCGTCCGCATCGCAGCAGTAAAGGTTGACCGCTTTGACTCTGATTGAACTGGAACCTTGGGAATACGAATGGGCATCCCACGTCGGCGCCCGACGGTTCATAGAAAACTGGGGTAAAAGGGACGCCGCCCACTACGACAAGAAACGGATGGAAGACGACCGCACCGCACAGGTCGCAGCATGCGTTGGAGAACTAGCAGTCGCCAAAGCCACCAACCAATACTGGTCGGGGCACGTATGGCACAAGAGCGACCACGAAACCTACAAACACCTACCCGACGTGGGAACCAACATCGAAGTACGCAGGATACGCACCAGCCCCAGCGGAGCAGTACGCAAACGCCAACTAGGGAAGGGGCTGCAACTGTTCATCGTGCGACCAGTCCCCCCAGAGTTCCGGGCCGTAGAACTGCTCGGCTGGATAGACCACGACGAAGCATGGGAACTAGGGGAACCATCCAACTATGACCCCGAAGGAACACGGCTAATAGGCGAGGAGCATCTAAGCCCAGTCTTCATCATCCGCTGATGACAGGCTGCCATGAGGTACAATGTAATATGTGGCGCAAAAGAGAGAGTTCCCCACCGACCCCCAAGAATGGAGCCACACCCCCGCAGGCTCCTACGGGCTAGGCGCACACCGGCCACTCACCGAAATAGAAGCACTCCTCCAACTAGCACCACACCAAGACTCCCAAGTCCCAGCGTTAGAGACTACAGCCGCGTTACGTGAGGCCATAGCCGACGCCATCGACACCCTCTCCGAAGATGACGAATGGATCTTCAACGCCCTGTGCGTAGCAGGACTGTCGCTACGGTTCACCGGACGAGTCCTCGGCATACCCAAGACGACACTGGCGCGCAGACGCGACGCTATACGCCGCCGACTAATGGCAGAACTAACACAACACCAGTTTGTCAGAGACTGGCTAGTTGACGGGCTACGGCTCTAACGTCTGCATACACTGGCGCAGCATCCCCATAAGGGACCCCACCCACACAGCGAACGCCTCCTGCGCCTCGTCTACACCATCCATCCCAGCGTAAAACGCTGCCAACAGATGCTCAGCCTCCTCAGGGTCGAAGACCAGAAGCATACCCAACAGGCCATCCGGCGACCACTTGGCGTGGATACCGTCGTCCATGTCGAACAAATGGGCAGTCTCCTGAAGTTCATCGTACACTTCCTTCTCCACGTACGAATGCTCCTCAGCGAAAGCCAACCACTTGGCTTCAAGGTCCTCCACAGCCACTACCCGGCGACCCGATCCTTGGCATAGGTCTTGATGACACTGAGTGCCGCAGCAATCCCGGCAACCGCCGCCGACTTTGCTGACGCCAGATCAGACACCACGAATACTGCTAGAAACGCTTGGGCAAACGTCCACGCTGCCCGCTCCAACATGTTGCTCACTTTTTCTTCCCCTTGTTAGACCCCTTGGCATAGTCGTGGGCAATGGCAGCCGCCTGATCGCGGGGATAACCCTCACCGATCAGGGTGCCAATGTTCCGCGCTATAGCGTTCTGGCTTCTACCACGCTTCAACGGCACGATCAGTACCGTGGCCGACGCGGCTTCTTCTTCCCGGCCACCTCAGTCACGCAACGCGCGACGGGCGGCACTACGAGACTGCGAACCGATATGACCCGGACCGCTTCCCCGCTTCACCGAAGTAACCAGAACCTGACCGGCACTCACCTGTCGTGGCTTTGATCCATCCCTCACAGCAACCTACTTTCCGAACGGGCGGCCGCCGAAAGCGGCGTTGCCCAACTTGGTGTTCCGCAGATACGACGCAGCCCTCTTGGCCTTCTGCGACATATCCCACATGTTGAACGAAGACGTGGAATCGTACGGCTGGTCATTCTGCGAACCGAACGTGTCCTCAAACGTCCCGTACCCTTCACCCTTAGGCATAATGTTTCCTCACTGTAGGAACAGAGCGCCGAACGTGTCACCGTTCACCACCCCGTTCACCTTCAGGAATCCCTGCGACCCCTGAAACTCTTTCACCGCCTTAGCGGTCTTCCTCCCGAACAGGCCATCAACCGGCCCCGGATCAAACCCCCGGCCACGCAAACGGTCCTGCACCAGACGCACCGGCAAACCCCGGCTCCGCGCCCACCGTGACAAAGGACGCTCGTCCACCTCGGCACGCACATCCCGAAAATATTGGATGATGGCGTCCCAATCGACGTTCTGCGGAGGCTCAGTGGCACCCATGCCGCCATCCACCCAGTCCCCCAACCAGTCACCGGGGCACGTAGTCGAACCCTTGGACCGGTGCGTAGACACCTCCAACCCCTGCCGGAAATGCGCCTCGGCCTCCGCTATCAGCGTCTTGATCGCTCCAAGAACATTCGCATGAGGCTGCTTGTACCCCCACCCCGTATAGCAGACGGAGATGGACTTGGCGTTCCACCCCTTGGTGGCCCCGCCACGTGCTTCCCATCCTCGTCCCTCAAAGATCGTCCCCGTTTCATCCACAAGCCAGTTGTACGCAATCCCATCCCACCCCTTGGACAGATGATGCCTCTCAAACGCCTGAACAGCAGCGACACCAGTCGGGCCGCCCTCCACCCCCGAATGGTGAATGACTACAGCCCGCACACGGTTAGGTGACAGCCGCACGAAACGGCCCTTCGGTGGAGGTGTGGCGTTCCACTGGGTTCGGGTAAGGAAGTGCATACTTACAGCCTACTGTGTCCCGTCATCTGCGTGGATTCCTGAGATCCATGTGGTCCCTGCGGAGATCCGCACGGTCAAACCTTTGGCTCTGCAACCAGTTCTGCTGCACCTCCGGTGTGTTGAAGTTCGCTGACACACCACCAAGGGTGCTGACCAGTGATCGTATGTAGTTGCGCTGGTACTTGGGTTCGTTGGGCCACAGCCGACGCACCAACCCCAATGTGGGCAACAGGCTGGTGACAAAGTAGATGTGATGGTCGCGCATCTTCGGCGTCCCATCCGGCGCCCGCTTGATCCAACCGATCCCCTCCAACGAATGCGACAAACCGGGGATCTCCTTGATGGAGTTCGGCGCGACCCCATACCGGCCGGTGAACGGTATCCCGTTGAACACCTGCTTCCCGAACGCCACCTCCAACGGCGCCTTCAGAATCGGAGTTGCCATCGACGCCAAGTTCAACGCCGCCTCCTTAGGACCCTTGTACCCGGCCATCCCCTCACGGAACGGGTCGTACCGGAACAAGTCCTGAAACGGAATGTCCGGCGCAGAATACACTGTTGCGCCTCGGAACCCGAACGGCATCCTGACACCGAACGGCTCCATGTAATAGTCGGGGACCACCCCCTCCTCCTCGGTGCCCAACTCCAAGTTGCGCTTCGCCGACAGCAACCTGTTGTACTTGTACGGGTGAGCGCCCAACTGCTTCAACTGGTACGGCACATTCTTCCGCGTCCACGTGTAGAACGGGAAAAATCGCTTCATCACTCGCCGCTCAAACTGGGTCAACTCGTCATAGTCGAACTGGGACTTGGCGATCCGGTTCAACGCATCGTCCACGCTGCCACCCCACCGCATCGTGTCCATGCCTATACCCAACCGGATGGTGTCCTCCACCCAACTGTTCACCGAACGGACACTCTGATAGGGGGCGAACCGTGCCGACCACGGCTTCCACGACACCGAATACTGTTTGCCACCCGGCACCAGCCGACCGGCCTTGTCGCGTTGCCCGATCATAAACTCCAAGTTGCGGGCGTTACGCAACCCGATCTGCAACTCCACAGCGTTGATGGCCTGACCGCCGCCCCGCACCCCAACCTCCAACAGTTCCACGTAATGCTTCCACCGGTTCGGGTCATCCTTCGCCAGCGCCTTGGCCGCCCGCAGCACCGATACCTGATTGCCACGTGCGTACTTGGCGACCTCACGGGTCATGCTCATAGACTTGATGATCTCGTTCAGGTTCACCCCGTCCAACCATGCGTTGAAGAACGCCCCGAAAATGTTACGGTTCACGAACCCCGGCGTGGCAATCATCGCCGCCTTCAGATACGTCTGCGCCTTATCCCACAGTTTCCAGAACGTGCCATCCCACCCGAACTCCGACGGGTCATTGATCTTCGCAAAGGCGTTGATGACATCCAACATCTGCCCATCCAACGCCTCGTCACCACTCAACAGCCGCCACGGACCCCACTCCGACGACCCGAACGCATCCTTCAACAACTCCTGCGCCGCCGCACGATCCTTCGCCTTCAGATCAAACAAAGTCTTGCCGGTTCCCTCATCCACCACATTGCCGCCCCGCTCAATCGTCCCCAACACAGTCTGACGGAACGTACGACCCCCCGCCTCCTTCGGCGAATACCCCTCCAACGTAGAACCAACACGCTGCGCACGCTGCTCCATACTCTCCACGACACCCATCAGGCGCTGCTCCAACGTCCGCGCCGCCTCATACGTCGCACCCTCAGCCTCAGCCAACTCAGCCCACTCATTCAACTGGCGCCCTGCGTGCCGTGTCTCCAACTCCAAAACGTCCTTCTGACGCTTCAACTCCTGCTGACGAGCCTCGCCACCCAACCTCTTAGCCTTCTTTATGTCAGCATCCAACTGGGCACGCTTGGCGACAAACCCGTCGTACTCGGCTTTCTGCGCAGCAGCAAAGTCCAACCGGGCCTGCTTTGCTGCAAGATCATCAGCGGACAACTTGAACGGCACCCACTTGCCGCCCTTCAACCGGCGACCGGCAACAGACGCACCCCCCGCCTCAACCAACTGGGTTCGCAACCCCTCCAACCCGACCGTTTCCCGCTGGTACGCCTCATTGAACGCCTTGATGCCCGTGCGACTATTAGGGACCTTCTCCAACC